CTCACCATCAATCAACTGCGACAGTTCGATGCGCTGGCGCGGCGAATCAATACGACGCCGGAAGCGATGCGCAAGGGCGTCGAAGAATTTGCCCAGCATATGCAGAATCTCCGGCGGCTGGCGCCGGAGGAATTGAACAGCTTTCGAAGTGAATGGGATGCCAACGCCAATATGTTCCTGCGCACTCTGTCGCGGAACAATCAGTTGGCGCTGGAGCAGGTCGTCGGGTTTCTCGATCGCATTCCAACACAACAAGACAAGCGCAAATGGTTGCGCATGTTTGGCCTGCCGGAGAATTTTGCCAATCTGTCGGTCGTCGAACTTCGCAAGGCGATGGAGGAGATCCGCGCGAATATCGGTGAGCTCGGCCCTGAGGCTCAGCGAAGCGGTCTAGCCTTCCAGGCGGCGATCGACAGGCTCGCCGAGTCCATCGACAGATTGAAATTGAGCATCGGCACTGAACTCGCCGGTGCCTTTGCCGATGCAACCGACAAGATCAAGGAATTCGTCGATGAGAACCGCTCGGGTCTGATCGAGGTTCTGCGCGGAATCTCTTCGCAGATTGCGCTGACTCTGAAGGACGTCAGTAATCTCTTCGAGGAAATCAAAAAACTTAAAGGCGGCGATTTCAGCGATTTGGTCCACGTTGAGCCCGGCAGTCCGGCCGACAAGGCAGTCGGAGTCTGGCAGGGTTTCGACAAATGGATGAAAGAACATTCCGGGCTCGGCCACAAATTGGGCATCCCCGGCTTTGCCGCCGGTGGTGTCGTGCCACGGGACATGCTCGCGGCGGTCCATAAAAGCGAGATCATTGTGCCCGCCGGCGGCGGTTTCGGCGCTGGGGAGGCGCTTAAAAAGCCAGTCAAGGAAGGCACTGCGGAAGGCACCCGAAAGGGCGTCGCTGAAGGCTTGCGCGATTGGTTTGAGTTGAACGAAGGCGGCGCTGGCGGTGGAGGCGGTGGCAGTTTCGGTGGTCGTGGTGGCGCCGGCGGGTTTCGGGGCGGAGCTGGCGGCCCTCCCGGTGGTGCTGGTGAGGGCGCCCCGAGCGGCCACGGCGCTGGCTTCGGTGCGGGCGGAGCGATCGACATACCGCAGGAGCCGGTCGGCGCTGCTGCCGGTGGTCCTGGTGGGCAACGTGCAGGCATTGATCGGAGCAAATGGCTCAAGGAGCTAAACGCCAATCCTCGGCTCAAAGAAGAACTCTACCGTCACGTCATCGGCGAGAACACCAATCCGCTCGCCAACCAAGCGGCCATGGAAGAGGCGGCAAACCGCGCGGACGTGCGCACCGCCCTTCACGGCGGCGCCGGGTTTGGTTCGCACGGCAATCTCGCCTACTTCCAAGGATACAGGAATTTTTCGGCGAAAGAACGCCGAATGATGGATGAAAACTTCAAGAAGGTTTTTGAGGAAGGCTCCGACATTGCGCGCGGCGCGATCGACAATTCATCTCAGTGGCTCTCTAGGAAACACGAGCAGATCGATCATCGGTTTCGCACTCTGGCAAATTTCGGCGGCGACCGGATTACTGGCCATCCTGGCGTCGAGACTTTCGAGGCACCTGAACGCGGCGAATCCGGCGCTGGCGAGCGGGGAGCGTGGCCAGGATTTCGCCGACACCAGCTCGAGCAAATAACGGCGGCGCAGGCAGCTAACCACAAAAGGTTGCGCGATCACTTTGGTCATCGCGGCCATGGCGGCGATCTTCTGAAACTCGGCAAGCAATCGGGGCTGGTCGGCTCGGGTGGTGGCTTAGTCCGGGGGGATGCGTCGGTGCACATCAAGCTCGACGGCTTTCCCAGGGGCACCAGGACGGCTACCACGTTCAGCGGTTTGTTTTCCGAGCTCACCCTAAACCGCGGCCGCGCCATGGTGCCGGCGAGCCAGGATGCCTGATCATGGCCATTCCGGCGTGGGAGCCCTGGCGGGAGACGTTGCAGCCGGCATCGTTCAACGGCGCCGGTTTTTTTGTCGCTATCGATGCCAAGGGCGGCGGCCGACGCAACGTCGTCCATGAATTTCCGAAGCTCGACACGCCTTATGCCGAAGACATGGGGCGGCGCGCGCGCAAGTTCACCATCAGCGGGTATGTCATCCAGAATTCCAGCAACGGCTATAACTATCAGCCTGGTCGCGATGCGCTGATCGCGGCGCTGGAGACCGAAGGTCCCGGCGTCCTGGTGCATCCGACGCTGGGCACCGACGCCGTGCAACCCGACGTCTATTCCGTCACCGAACGTCTGGAAGATCGCGGCGGCATGGCAGAATTCGAGATGACGTTTGTCGAGGCCGGCTCGCCGCCTGGCTCTACCACCAACACGGCGAACGCTTCGACAACGGCGGCGCAATCGGCGATCGCTTCGTTCCAGAATTCGAGCGACATCGCGTCGGCGCAGGCTGCGCTCATTGCCGGCGGCGGCACGCCATGAACGCCGGCCTCAACGAAGCAGTCACGGCGACGCAAACCATTCTCAATGCGTTGCTGCAGGCGGTGGCGACGGGCTCTGGCGGCACCCCGGCGGCGCAGGCCGGCCAGGCGATCTCCGCGCTGACCGGAAATGCATCGAGCGAGATCGCTGCACTTAGTAATGGCGATGTGCAGTTCTTTACCGATCTGGCGAATTGCTTCGAGCTCGCCCGCATTGCTGGAGCGACGTTCGCTGGCATGGAGCTGGTGCGGACCACGGCCGCCGGTCTCACGCCGGTCAATCCGCCGGCGATCGCCGTGCAGAATTTTTCCATGCGCATGACGCTGGCCGAGGAAGGCCAGATCCTTGCGGCGACCACGTTCACCAGCCGGCAACAGATCGATAACTATTTCGATCAGCTCAACGTCTCGTTCGAAGCGGCGATCGAAACTGCGGCGAATAATTTCGACAATGTCGCCTATACGGCGTTGATCTCGCTGCAGGGCGCGATCTCGACCGATCTCGGAACCCGGGCACTGACGCTCCCGACCATCGTGAGCTACAGCTTTGCGACGCGAATGCCGTCGTTGTGGTTGGCGCAACGCCTCTACCAGGACCCGACGCGGGCGAAGCAATTGGTAGAGCTCAATATGCCTATTCATCCGGCCTTTATGCCGGCCGCCGGCTTGGCGTTGTCCGCATGAGCGAGTCGACGATAAATGCCGAATCCAGCTCTGATTGCGACTGTCGTCGCCGGCGGGCAGACTTATAGCGCGTGGGAATCGATCGAGATTGAACGTCGTTATGACGACGTCATCTCGCACATGCGATTGACGGTCGCCGAGTTCATCAATGGACCTTATTCGAACATTGCTACGCGTTTGTTGGGTACTACTCCGGGGACTTGGTCATCTGTCCAATTGATGCCTGGTACGCCGGCGCAAGGCTATCTCGCTGGGCAACTTGCCATTACCGGGCAGGTCTGCGTCCGCCAAGCCGCCTACGATAAGGAGTCGCACGGCGTTCAGATCGTGGTGGCATCGTCGACGCAACCGCTGATCCCATCCACGGTCGACAACAATCCCGGGCAATATTCGAACCAAACCTGGCAGCAATTGGCTTCTGCCGTCGCCGGCAAGGTCGGCGTCAACGTCAAGCTTCTGTCCGGGACCGACAAGGTATTTCCCCGCGTCTCGGAGACGCCCGGCGAAACGCGGCTGCAGTTTATCGAACGGCTCGCGCGGATGCGCAATCTCTATCTGCGCGACGATCAGAGCGGCAATCTTATCGCCACGCAAGGCGTCGGCAGCACCGCGCCGACGGCGCTGGTCGAAGGCGGCAATATCAAGAAAGCGCAGATCGTCTTTCGCAACGACGAATACGGCAATCCAGCGAAGACGATTCTCGCCAACATCGGCGGAAGCTCGACCGGAACTGGGATGGGTCCGGCGCGCGACATCATCGCCACCGTGACCTCGCCGAACATGCCGACGAATACGCCTCAGACCGTTCCGGGAGAGGAGCCGGGCGATCAGATCGATGCTCAGATGCGCGCCGCGCGGCAGGCGGCGTGGAATCTGGCGACCTATATCAACGGCTCGATCACGGTGTTTGGCTGGCTGTTGTCCGACGCCTCGTTGTGGATCAACCAGGTCGGCAATCTGGTGCCGATCTATTCGCCGATGTTGGCGCCGGTGCAGCCACTGATTTTGGCGATCAAGGGCGTCGTGCATCGGCAGAGCAATCAAGAAGGCACCGAGACCGTGATCGAGGTATGCGATCCAGGCGCGTTGGGTGCGCTCAATAAGGGTCAATCGCTCGGCAGCGCGCCATCGCCGGCGCAAACCGCCAATACCGGCGCCGGCATCTCCTCTCCGTCGGGAGCGCGCGGATGAAATTCTCGACCTCGCGCCTTACGTCCGATCGCGTGATCAATGTCGCCTCGCGCACAACGGTGACGCAAGCCGACGACACGCAATTGCTGCAGGAACTCGCGCTTAATCTGTGGGCCGGCGAACAACAGATCACGCTCGAGGTCGCGCACGACTATGGTCATGTCAGCGTGCCGCAGCCGGGCAACGCCGACGGTCCGGCGGCCGAAGCTTTCGTCGTTTTCCTGAACGGCAACCGTTCGCACGGTGTGGTACTCAAAACCGCCGACCGTCGTTATCGGCTCGGCAAGATGCAACCCGGCGAAGTCGGGATGCATGACGATCAGACCCATCAACGGGTCATTCATCGCGGCGGCATCTACGACTCGGCGCCGAATTCCAAGTTGCACCAACAGCGCGTGCAGAAGCCGGGAGACAGCGTTCTCGGCGGTCTCATTCAACTGCTTAGCGGCGGTGTGTTCGGCCAGACGCCATGGCTGCCGAAAATACCTTTTTCCTACAAGCACCATGACGCCAACGTCCAACAGCACCAGCATCCGAAGACCATCAATCACCATATCATCAATGGTGATGCCATCCCGCCGGCAAGCGGCGGCGCTTCGGCGCTGCCGCAGGCGATCGGCCAGATCGCGGGGATGGTGTCGCAGCTGAGCACGATGGTGACCGCCGGCGTCGGCTTGCCGGGGGTCAACAGCATTGCTTCTGCGATCAATACTGCGACCACGGCGTTAAGCACACTGCCCGGATACGATACCAACGTCGCCGCTCTTGCGGCCGAGATCGCCGCTACGTCATCGACCATCGCCGGGATGAATACGTTCACCGGCATGTCGATGCTGGTGACGCAACTGAATTCGCTCGTGTCTCAGCTTTCCGGCATGGCCGGCGGCGGCACCTCGCAGATCATCCATGCCCATTCGCTCGATCAGGTCGTCATACAGGGTATTCTGGCCAGCGCCTTCCAGGGCCAGCACACCACGACACATGCATCGAACGGTGTCACGCACACGTCGGTCGCCAAAGTTTCGTCGAATGCGCCGATCATTCCGCACAACGGTCAGATTTACGGTTCGGACAATTTTTATCTGTCGGCAGATTACTATGGCGCAGCGTATCTGCCGGATTCCGACGAACGGCTGAAGAGCAATCGCAAGCCGCTTCCGCCGGTACTGGCGATACTGCGTGCTCTCGAAATCGAGCTGTTCGACAAGAAGCGAGTTCATCGGAGCGACGACGGCAAGGCCTCGATCCATTCCGATCCGCCGCGGCCGTCGCTCGGTTTCCGGGCGCAATATTTGCGCGGCAAATTGCCGAAGTTCCTGCAATTCCTGGTGCGTGGCGACGAGAGCAAGGAATTCTTGAGCGTCGAGGAATCCAAGTTCGGTATTCTCGCGATCAAGGCATTGCAGGAATACGCCGACGCGGCTGATGCGACGATCGCCAAACTGACGGTGCGTGTTGCCGAGCTTGAGGGCCGACATGCCTGATATCCGTCTCGTTCCGATCACGAATGTCGATGTTGTCACTTTGGACTGGCTGCAAACCCCGACGGGCCAATTAGACGAAACGAACGAATTGATCACGGCGATCCTGGTTGCCTTGAATACCGACGCGGAGGCATCTCCTACTGACGTGCTTCCCGATCCCCGCAGCACCGATCGCCGCGGCTGGTGGGGCGATGAGAATGCGGCCACGATCTGGGGCGGCTGGCCGATCGGCTCGAAGCTCTGGCTGCTGACGCGGGCGAAGATCCTCGATCAGAATGCCCGTGAGGGCTCCACGATCGCGCGCGTCGAGGCTTACGTGGGGGCGGCTCTGCAACCTTTTGTGACCGCCGGTATTTGCTCGTCCTTCACGGTCAAGGCCTGGCAGCACGACGCGCAATCGATCTATGCGACCGTGAAAATCTATCGAGGCCCGAAGACGGCCATTCAACTTGAGTTTCAGCCGCTGTGGACTGAGCTCTTTCCGAATTCGCCGAACACGTAAAGCGCGCGGTGACGCATGGCCTCGGATTCCTGGCAAACGCCGACGCTGATCGAATTGCGTTCGCTCAACGCCAGCAATGTCGTCGCGCAACTGCGCTCTGGGCCGTTGATCCCGAACAGCGTCGTGCGGGTGATGGCGGACACCAATTCCGGGCTGGCCTTTCTTTGTTTGCTCTATGTCGGCTACGTCGCGTTGCAAATGTTGCCGGACACGGCGACCGGCACTTGGTTGGATCGCCAGGGAAATATCTGGGTCGGCGGTCGCAAGGCGGCGAGCTTTGCCAGCGGCACGGCGACGGCATCCGGTATCCAAGGCACCATCCTGCCGGCTGGCACCCAGGCCTCGGTCGCGACGGCTGATGGCCCGATCCTCATCCAGACGACGCAAGAGATCACGATCGGCGCCGGCGCGACGCCGGTGAATTTCATCGCGCTGTCCGCCGGCGAGACCGGCGTGCAGGTCGGCACGGTCTTGGCTCTGTCGATCGGAGTCGGCGGCTTTAACGGGACGTTGACCGTAACGGCCGTCAATGACGGCGTCGATGTCGAGACCGACGATCAATTAAGGGCGCGAGTGCTGGCGCGGATCCGGGAGCCGCCGATGGGCGGCGATGCGTCGGATTATGTCGCGTGGACGCTGCAGGTCCCAGCGGTCACCCGCGCCTGGTGCTCACCCAACGAGATGGGGATTGGTACCGTTACCGTCCGTTTCATGATGGACGATAAGAACAACGGCCCGTTCACCATCGACGGTAACGGCAACGGCCACGGCGCCGGCTTTCCGGAAGCTAGCGACGTCGCCGACGTGCTGGCCTATCTGCAGACGGTGCGTCCGGTCGCGATCAAGGATTTCTTCGTCGAGGAGCCACTGCCGCAGTTGATCAATTTCACGATCAACGATCTCAACGACAACAATGCGGCGACGCAAGAGGCGATCTCGACCAGCGTCACCAAGATGCTGTTCGACAACGCCATGCCGGCCTCTGCGGTCAACGGTGTCGGCCAGCCGGCGACTACGATCTTCGCATCCTGGGTGAGCGCGGCGATCTCGAATGCGAGCGGCGTTGTTTCGTTTGATCTTGTGATGACCGACCAGGCGCCGACCTCGAACGGCTCGCTCGCGATGTTGGGCACGATCACTTACGGTTCCTAACAATGCTCGATCCGCCGGTCGACACCTGGGTGCAACGCACCGCGGCGGAATACGCGGCGGCCTGGAACGCGCTGCTTCCGACCGGCCCGGCGTGGCCGCGCGACCCGGATCGCGTCATCCAACAGGTGATCAGCGGGCTATCCGGGATCTGGGGAGATCCATTCGAGACGCTCGCGGCTTTATTATTGACGCAAGAGTCCGACCCACGCTCGACCGTCGTGCTGTTGCCGGATTGGGAACGGGCCTGGGCGCTGCCGGATCCCTGCGCACCCGTACCGACCTCGATCGGCGAGCGGCAGCAGGCGCTGGTCGCCAAGATGACGTTGCTAGGCGGCCAGTCGCGCGCCTTCTTTATCGAGGCCGCTGCGGCGATTGGCTACACGATCACGATCGACGAATATTCGCCGTTCCAGTGCGGTATTTCGCAATGCGGCGATACCCGCGGTCTCAATGCGGCATTAGGGGAATCGCCGACCAAATACCGCTGGGAGATCGGTTCTCCCGACATGCGGTTCTTTTGGACCGTCAATGTCAATAGCGTCCGCATCACTTATTTCCACTGCGGGCAGGGCGAATGCGGCATCACCCCGCTGCTCGGCTTCTCGCTGCCGCTCGATCTGGAATGCATGATCATGCGGTGGAAGCCAGCACATACCGAGGTGATTTTCTCTTACACGGCTGTCAGCTCCTTTGACGGCGCTCTTCTCATGATGGGACTTGTTTGATGTCCGACAACGTTCAGCTTCCCATCGGCTATCCGTTCTATAGCCGCACCAAGGACGTTTCTGCTGCCCAAGACGGATCGCTGCAGCGCACGCTGCTATTCGCATCGCTCTATCCGCTCGATTACGCGCCGGGCGGCATGTATCAGCACAGCTCCTTGAGCGGGGCGATGGCGGCCGGACTTGGCGCCGCTTCATCGATCTATGCGTTCCAATGGCCATCCTCGTCGCTGCTTGGCATCATCCGCCGGGTGTCGATCGCGGCGTGGACGCTCGGCACCGGCTTTACCGCCGGGCTCGCCGAATTCGATATGTTTGTGGCGCGCGACTTCACCGCCCAGGATACCGGCGGCGTCAGCGCCAATATGGCCGGCAATTCGTCGAAGCTGCGCACGTCCATGGCGACGTCATCTGCGAACATCGTGCATTCGTCGACCGCCGCGTTGGCGCTCGCTCACACGAATTCACGCGTTGACGATCCGGCACCGATAGGCCGCTGGATTGTTGCTGCGCCGACCGGCACGAACACGCCATTCAATGCGACGCCGGTCAAGCTGTTCGAGAAGCTGCAGGGTGAGCATCCGCTGGTGCTGGCGCAGAACGAGGGCTTCGTCATTCTAGCGACAGTGCCGGCGACCGGACTGTGGTCGTTCGTGATCACGCCGGAATGGGACGAGATCCCGGCGTCCCCGGGCTTCTGATCGCGTTCGGATTTCGGAGAGAATTAAATGCAGTACAACGGCCCCTTCGATCAGCCGTCAAATCCGAACGCCTCCTATGTCAGCGGCAATCAGAGCGCGGGCATTCCCGGCTCGGTGCCGCCAGGGGCGGCGATCGAATATCCGCAGCGCGAGATCGTCAACTTCGAGCAGCTGGCCGGCTTAACGCCGAGCAACGCCGAAGGAACCGGCATCACCCAGCTCGCCGAGGCGGTGCAGACCTCAGCGGTGCATTGGGGACTCGATACCGGCTCGACCAACGCGCTCTCCGTGGCGCTCAATCCAGTGCCGCAGAAGTATTATACCGGCATGGTGGTGCGGGTTTTGATCGGCAACAACATTACCGGCGCGACGACGCTCAATTGCAATGGTCTCGGCAACAAGACGTGTTTGTATGGCGGCGCGCCGCTGACCATCGGACTGCTCAACCAGGGCAACATTGGCGAATTCATCTACGACGGTACGAATTTTCAACTGATCGGTGGCGTGCAGCCGAAGACGCTATCAGCCAACCATACACTCTACGTCAACGGCTCGACCGGTTCTGATACTCTCTATGACGGCTCGGCGGCGACCGTTTCTGGCGCACATGGCCCGTTCGCCACTATCCAAAAGGCTTTCAACGTCGCAAGCACCTTTGCGCCTGGGCCATATACAATCACGATCAATATTGCGGCCGGAACCTACGCTGCGGGCGCCACGACGCAGCCCTGGGCGCAGCCCAATCTCGTCATCAATGGTGCCGGCCAGGGCAGCACCATCATCGAGACGGTCAATTCCTACCCCATTGGGATTATCGGCCCGATAACGGTGACCGTCCAAAATCTAACTGCGGCGTGTTCTTATAGCGGCAGTGGGCCGATATTCTCTTGGGCCGGCGTCTTCGCCTCGAACGGCGCCAACGTCACCGTGGAAAACGTCACCTTCGGTGCGTGTTATTATTCGGCGCTACTGGCAACCTATGGCGCGGCCATCGCCGCCGGCCCGATCACCATCGACGGTAACATGCAATCTGTTCTAGCCGCGGTGAGCGGCGGGACAATACAGTGGATCACCGGTACCGATTGCACGATCGAGGGAGCGGTAACCCTCAGCGGGCAGTTTGCCTATGCTGCCTTCGGCAGCACGCTTTCCGGGGTCGGGGCGACGTTCGTCAATCCATCCAATGTCACCGGCCCGTGCTACTTGGTGGCCGCCAACGCCGTGATCTACACCAACGGCGGCGGCGGCAATTTCTTCCCCGGCTCGACTTCAGGTTCGACCAGCGGCGGCGGCGAATACATCTAAAAGATGGTCTGAAAGCACGAGCCAATGGCGACAGCGTTTTTCCAGAATTTGCAGCATTGCATACCGTCGACCGATAGCGACGGCAATCCGATCTGGGAAAATAGCTGGACGCAACTCGATCTCGATCCCACGACTTGTGCGTTGATCTTGATCGACTGCGGCGGTCCAGAGGGCTGGCCGACGACGACCAATATCTATCAATGCATCATGAACGATGTCATCCCCGCCGTGAATGCGGCGCGGAGCGCCGGGTTCAAGATCGTGCACGTTCCGAGCATCCCGCAGTCGCAGGGCATCTCGCCGCTGCTGTTGCAGTCCGGGGACACGGTGTTCTGGGACAATCAGATCAACGCAGAGCCTGACCAAGCGGAACTGATAACGGCGTTCATGCGGCAGAACGGCATCAAAGCGATCTTCTATGCCGGGTTTGCGGCAGCACAGTGCCTACTGGATCGACCGGCGGCGATCCTAAATCTGCCGCTCTACTGCAATGGGTTTTCGCCGTTTCCCAATTTCATCGTGCTCGAAGACTGCACCGTGGCCCAGGAGATGGCCGGTGACCCAAACCCGACACTGAAGGACGCGGCGATGACGATCGTCCGTTATGCGGTCGGCGGAGGAGCGCCAAATGCTTTCTCGTTCACGATCGATAATCCGAGCTTCTTGACCGCATTGAGCGCCTTGGGTGCATAACGATGAATTACAGCCCGTCGAATTGGTATTGGATCGTCGCCGGCTCGACGACGCAAGTATGGTCGAGCGCGCGGGTTCAATACGTGCCGGTGACCGATGCGACCTATGTGGCATGGCTTGCTGCTGGCGGCGTGCCGACGAAGATCGATAGCGCCGGCTCTCTCTGGCAAGTGTTGGTCGCACAATGGCTGCCGACCGCCTTTTCCGGCGGCGTCGCGGTCACCTCGACCGGTACGCCGGCTCTCTCTGGCACCTATGCAACTGACCCGGCATCGATCGCCAACATCGTGGCATTGTCGACCGGCATCGCGGCGGGCAAGCCTCTTCCCGGAGGCGGTAGCTCCTTCAATTATCCCGACTCGTCGGGCGCAATGCACGCCTTCACCGCCGCGAACTTCCTCGATTTTGCCGCCGCGATCGAGGCACTGATCTACAACGCCGAGCAGTCACTTTCGACGCTGCTCAATGGCGGCTCGGCGTCGATGCCGTCGCCATCGCTGACGATCGCCTGAATCTAAAAACCCCAAAACTCGAAACGTCCCTCTTGAAAGGAGCGCACCATGTCGGTGACACCTAACAATATTGTCTTGTACGGTTCCGCCAACATGCCGGAAGCCGACGGCGTCACCGTCGGCGGCGCGCTCGATCTCACCAAGCGGGTAGCGTTCTATGATATTCCGGCGGCCGGTGCGCTCGACGTGGTGTCGTCATCTTCATCTGACACCGCGGTCAAGGTGCAGGTGATGGGCCGGGACTCCACCGGCACCATCCAAACTCCTGCTGCCGTAACGTTGACCGGCACGACGGTGATCGCCAGTTCGTTCGGCGGTCAATCGTTCCAACGGCTACTGGCCGGCGTGATCACCGGCGGCGCGATCGCTGGGCTCTCCAATCCCGGTGGCACTGCGGCGGTTGGCGACGTGGCGGTGATCGCTCACACTAGGGCGATCGGCACCGAGGCCTCGCCACATACCTGTCAGGCCGGCTCGGCCAGTACGTCGGGCACGACGCCGCCAATCATGAAGCTGCAGTCCGGTGATGGCGCGACGCTTGGCGCGCTCGCTTACGCCGGCCTTGGTTGCATCATCCACATCGTCGGCGGCACGGGCGCGGGCCAGCTGCGCATGATTTCGGCGCAATATGCTTCCGGCGCCTACGGCACCGACGTGGTCGCGGTCAATCGCGATTGGGGCACGGTGCCCGACGCGACTTCGACCTATACGATCGGCTACGGCTTCCTGTTTGACATCCTGCCGAATCCGGTCACAGCGATCACACGATGCTTCGCCACCGCGGCGGCCGACGTGCCCGGCGACCCGACGCGGACCTTCTATGAGAAGGTGTTCGCGCTGAACACCAACACCGTGACTAGCCTGACTGCGGCGGCGATCGAAGTGTTGAGCGAGACGCCGACGCTGCCTTCTGGCGCGTTGCTCGATCTTGCCTTGTGCAAGGCGCTCAACGATACCGAGACGTCGGCCAATCGGCAGACCTTGCCGACCAACGGCGACTCCTCGGCGCTGACCTTCGTCACGCAGCCATCGGCGATCAGCATTATCGCCTCGCCCGGCTCGCTGCCGGCCGGCAACGCCGCGGCCGATGCGCAAGGCGCCTGGCTGCGGCTGACACTGCCGGCCGGCACAGCGACCTATGACGGCGCGGCCGACATCCGCACCACCGGCACGACGACGTAAGCCTAGAACCGGGTTGTGCTGGGGCGTCGCATCTTCGGGGTGATGCCTGCGCACAACTGCGTGCTGATACTGGCTGGAATCTGAGGTAGCTGCCATGGCTGCGGTGCCACAGCTAGTTCAGATGATTGTGTCGACGTGCAATCTCAATCAGTACGGCAATGCCGGAAACGACTTCAAATATAAGATTGAGGCGCTGGCCGGCAACTGTCTGTTCGCGTGGCTTTCGTGGCCTGCATCCTCTGCCGCCCCGACGATCTCTGACGATAAAAGTAACACCTGGTCTACGGTAGTTACCGTTATTGCGGGAGGCACCGGCAAGCAGAGCGTCGGCTTCGCTTTGGCTACGAATGTCGCCGCCGGGGTCACTACTGTCGAGGCAGCGTTTTCTGGCAATGTGATCCCGTTCCAATGGAACATTATCCAGGAGTCGAACATCACCGGCTATGCCGGCTCGGGTAACTCGATTGGTGCTGTGGTTGCCGGTCCAAATTTAGCTACAGGGTCATTCACGCCGTCAAACAATGATTCAAACGGCGGCAATTTAATCCTCAGCTATTTTTCGAACGCAGTGCAAAATACCACTTCTGCCAGTCCTAATCCTTGGGTGGCGGGCAGCGGTCATACGTTGCTCGAAGCCGATATGACCGGCGGCTTCAATGGCCCGCTCGGCGGCGGCTTCAATCACGCGACGCAAAGCCTGTTGCAGACCACCTCGGCGGCGATCAACCCCGGCATGACGGCGACGGGAGATTCCACTAATTCCTACAATTGTGCAGCCGTTGCCCTCACGGTTGGCACCGCAGGGCAGGGGCCGCCTTCCCATATCTGGGTCACCAAGATCATCCATCAGTCGATTGCCACGACGTATGGCAACACGATCTCGGCGACGAATTTGAAGTTTCAGATTCCCTGGACCGGGAATTTGCGCTTTGGCTATATGCTGACCGGCCAGCAGCAGGTGCTGGAAAGCATCACCGACAGCAGCGGCTGCACGTGGACAAATCAGGCGGCGCCTACTTTAGATTTTTTCGGATTGGCGCAAGGCACCACGCCTGACGCCAACGCGACGCTGACCTTTGTCTCTAACGGGACATACTACAATACGAGCTGGCGCTTCTACGACATTTGCAATGCCGCGGCGATACCGGCCGACAGCTTCGGAACGAATTACAATCCTCCTGCTATTGCTAGTGCAACGACGCTCGCCAACACGCCCTCGGTAACTCCGCTTACCAATAATGGCTTGGCGATTGCTGTTGTCGGCATGGAGAAAGGCCCCGGCTTAACTGTTACATCACCCGCGGCCGCCATTTTTGATAACATCGGCTACGGGAATGAGAGTGACGCGGACAACTTCGACAATGCCGATCAGGCGGCACACTATTATTTCAGCAGCACCGCTGCGCTGAATTTTAGTTGGACGCAGAGTTCGCAGGCCGGCAACGCCGTCAACGGCAACTATGCTGTTACCTTCAGATCGGCCACTGCGCCGGCAGCGGCCAATCAGGTCATCAATATAGGCAGCCCGCCTGCCGGACAGGGTCCGCTAACCGGACAGGCCAACGCACCCGGCATTTACAATTCCGGGACGACGACCGTCGCTCTTGAATATCCGCTCGGTCTCGCCATCGGCGACGTGCTGATAGCGTTCGTCAGTACGCAAACAAGCACTTCAGGTCACAATGGAGTTAACACGCCGTCCGGATGGGCCTTGATTGGTTCGTCAACGGCGTGCGACGCACAGAGTGCCTATAACCAGCTTTTTGCCTACTATCAGGTCTATGCTGGCGGCGTCGTGGGCTCCCAAACTTTTACGGCGTCTGTCAGCGGGACGGCCATTGAAGGCTGCGTCAGGGCATATAGGGGAGCAAACCAATCGGCGCCGATCAATGCGCATGCCGCCACGACCGCCACGACCGGCAGCACGACAAACGTTGTCCCCGCCATTTCCGAGACCTATGTGCCGGGTGAATTGACCGTTTATTGCAGCATCAGCGACGGCAATGGATTCCCCTCTTCGACCACACAGACGCTGGCCGACCTTTATGACAACGGCGGCGTCAGCAACTCCTACTATGTGGGCGAATACAATTGGGGTGCGGCGCCGTCAGCGTTCACCTTCACTTATGGCGCTTATGCCAACGGTGCCATCGGCATAACGATCAAACCGCCATTTACCGTCAATACGGACCATCGCAGTGCTGCGGAGTGGGGCGACAGCCTGGTTGCCGATCGCCTGTCGGCGGCGGAGACATTAGCAAGCGTCAGCATTGATCGGACGCCGTCTGCGGAGACGCTGCTGGGATTGCGCAGCGACATCAGCGTAGCCGAAGAAAACCTAAATAATGCAAGACGCGACGCACTGTTGACAGCTGAGACCGGCGCCTTATCGCTGGCGGACGGCTCTGCCGTGGCGGAAACTGTCGCAGTTGTGAATATTGCCGCTGCGCCTCCAAGCGAAAGCACTGCGCTGACGCGGATTGATCGGATTGCGGAAGCAGAGAGTGTGCTCGCCACCGCTCGCGTTGACGGCACGCTGCCGATCGAGTGGGCGGCGCTGACAGTGCGTGCCGATGGCGTGGTCCCATTCGAAATCATCGGCCAGCTCGTTGTCGTTGCCGATGGCCAAGTCAATCTTGCGATCGGCGGCGGTG